TTGGAATTGATGCTGTGACCAATGCTCTGTTCGAGAATGCCACTGTGGAGCGTGATAATACTGCGATTATTTTCTATCTCAAAAACAGAGCAGGGTGGGTTGATAAGCAAGAAGTTACAGCAACCGTGGAAACAAATCACGTTATTGATTTAACAAGGATACCTGATGAACAGCTCAAATCTATTGAAGCAGCATTTAGCAGGGCTGACGCTGGAGAAAGTGAAAGCGGAGCAATACCGCAGATCATTGGCAGCATTCACAGCAGCTAGTTGGAATACAATCGAGCCTGGTGTGCCGTTCCTAAACAACTGGCACATAGACGCAATAAATGAGCACCTCCAAGCTGTGATTGAGGGTGATATCAAACGCCTGATCATCAATATACCTCCACGGCACATGAAAAGCCTCTCGACTGCTGTATTACTCCCAGCATGGGCTTGGACACGAGATCCGTCCATGAAGTTTATGTATGCATCTTACGCTGCCTCACTGTCGATCAGGGATAGCACCAAGTGCCGTAGGCTGATCGAGAGCCCTTGGTATCAGGCTCACTTTCCAGATATTACCTTGACATCTGATCAAAATACCAAAGGTCGATTTGAGAACTCTGCTACTGGATATCGTATAGCTACCTCAGTTGGGGCAGCAGCTACTGGAGATGGTGGTCAATTTGTATTAGTGGATGACCCTTCATCAGCAAGTGACGCTCAGTCTTCAGCTATGAGAACCTCTGTCATGGAGTGGTGGGATCAGACAATGCAGACACGTTTGAACGATCCAAAGACTGGTGCATTCATTATCATTGCCCAGAGGCTTCATGAGCAAGATTTATGTGGTCATATACTCTCACAAGAGCTAGGAAACGACTGGGATCACCTTATGTTGCCCAGTCGCTATGAAATAGGTCACCCTACGCCAGTCAGGTCATCTCTAGGCTTTACAGATCCACGCACAAAGGAGGGTGAGCTTCTCTGGCCTGAACGCATGGATGAAAAGACAGTATCTGACCTAGAGAAGTCTCTGGGCTCGTATGCAGCTGCTGGTCAGCTACAACAGCGTCCATCTCCAAAGGGTGGTGGTATCCTCAAAGCTGAGTGGTGGGTTCCTTGGGAAAGTGATGACCTACCAGATATTGAGTACGTCCTACAGTCTTATGACACTGCATTCAGTACCAAGGAGACTGCTGACTACTCAGCTCGCACAACTTGGGGTGTCTTCAAGATGAATGGTCAGATGAACGCCATAGTTCTCGAAATGTGGTATGATCGAGTGAGCTATCCTGATCTCAGGAAGATGGCTCAAGACTCATATGAGGAATGGCAACCTGACACAATCCTGATCGAGAAACGAGCGTCAGGTCAGTCGCTGCTCCAAGATTTACGTCAATCTGGATTGCCTGTACTGGCTTACAATCCTGATCGAGACAAGCAAGCACGAGCTCACGCATCTTCTGCACTTTTGGAAGACGGAAGAATTTTCTTTCCAAAAAACAAAAAGTGGGCTAAAACTTTGATTGACACCTGTGCTCAGTTTCCAAAAGGTCACGATGACTTGGTGGATACTTGCACTCAGGCATGGCTGAGATTAAGAAAAGGGTGGTTTGTTACTCACTCAAATGATTTTGATGAAGACGATTACGAAGAGAAAAGAAGGATAACTCTGTATGGCTAGAGAACCAGTTTCAATTCAACAATCCATAGCTCCATTTGCAGAGACAGCTCCTGCTGATGAATTGCAAGTTGAAGAGATTGGAGATGACGTTCTCATAGGAGATCCAGAGCTAGACAATGTTGAGGATATCGACAGCACATTTGACGCAAACCTTGCGGAAGATATGTCTGACAAAGAGCTCAACAACTCAGCATCAGAACTTATTTCATATTACAACAATGACCGTGAGGCTCGATCTGAGTGGGAAGATCGCTACAAGAAGGGGCTCAAGACTTTAGATCCTGACGGTGGCATGGAAGAATCTGAGGATGAACGTGCCTCTCGTGGTCTATCGATAGTTGTACATCCAATGATCGCAGAAGCTGCAACCCAGTTCAATGCGAGGGCTATTGCAGAACTTTATCCGTCAGGTGGCCCAGTTAAGACTGTGATTGTCGGTGACCCAAATGAAGAGCTTGAGGAACAGGCTCGCAGAGTTCGTGAATATATGAACTACCAGATCACGCAGGAAATGCCTGAGTATTTCCCTGATCTCGATCAGATGCTTCTTTCACCTGCCACTGGTAGGTCAGACTTTCAAGAAGGTCTGGTGGGATAGCACGATGGATCGCCAGTGCTCGCAGTTTGTAAAGGCTGAAGACTTTGTCGTGGCTCCAGAGAGCAAAGACCTCTACACCTCGCCTCGATATACTCACGTTATCCGCATTCCAAAGAACGACTACAATCGATACGTCCAGTCAGGTTACTATCTGCCAACTGACGATAAGGGTGGTGATATTGATCCGTCTGGTGACACGATTGGTGAGATCGAGGGTGTAGATCAATACGGTGATGATTCTCAAGATCAGGTAATGACACTGCTTGAGATGCACGTTTATCACAACTTCGAGGATGAAATTGACGATGACGATGATAATGCTGTCGGCATTCCATACGTTGTCACTGTCGATTACGATAATGAAAGTATTGTCAGCATACGCAGAAACTGGCGTGAAGAAGACGATATGAAGAAACGGAGGGATTGGTTTGTCTCTTACAAGTTCTTGCCTGGTTTGGGCTTTTATGGCTTTGGCTTATATCATCTTATTGGTGGACTGGGTAAGGCAGCAACTGGATCGTTACGAGCTCTCTTAGATTCCGCTGCATTCAGCAATATGCAGGGTGGCTTTAAGTTACGAGGTCGAGTTTCAGGTGGTGAGGTTCAGGTAAATCCAGGCGAGTTCGTTGATCTCGATGCCACTGTTGATGATGTTAATAAGGCGATTATGCCACTTCCGTTTAAGGAACCAAGTGGTGCATTGTTTAATCTGCTTGGATTTATTGTAGATGCAGGACAGAGATTTGCCAGCACTGCTGATTTGAATGTTGGGGACGTAAATCCAAATGCACCTGTTGGCTCCACAGTCGCACTTATTGAGCAGGGTTCAAAAGCCTTCTCAGCGATTCACAAGCGGTTGCATTATGCACAGGGACAAGAGTTCAAGCTGATAGCTGGTCTTAATGCTGAGAACTTGCCTGAACAGTTTACGTTTTCGTTGATAGGCAGTAGCTCTGAAATAATGGCAGCTGACTTCAATGATCGCATTGATATCCTCCCAGTCAGTGACCCCAACATCTTTAGTTCTGCCCAACGCATTGCACAGGCTCAAGCTATCTTGCAGATGGCTCAGTCAGCTCCTGAAATGCATGATATGTACGCAGCCTACAAACGTATGTATGAGGCGATTAGAATACCGAATATTGATGAGATCCTGAAGAAGCCAGAAGATGCTCCAAGGATGGACCCAATCGATGAGAACATGGCAATCATGTATGGCAAGCCAATTCGAGCATTTATCGAGCAGGAGCACGAGGCTCACATTGCTGTCCATATGCAGTTTATAAAAGATCCGTCACTGGCAGGTAATGCAGGTGCTGCAGCCATGCAACCGATATTGATTGCCCACATAGCAGAGCACGTTGCGTTGCTGTATAGGGCAAGAATGGAGGCAAGTGTCGGTGTGCCACTTCCACCAGTTCCAGACTTTGGCAATAAGGATTACAAGGTTGAGGATATCAATCCAGAGCTTGATCGCCTAATTAGTCAACGTGCTGCTCAAGTGGTTCAGGAAGCTCCACAGATGAAAGAGATTGCAGCGATACAAGCTCAAGGTCAGCAGGGACAACAGGCTAACCCACTGCAATATGCACAGCAACTTGCCCAGTTAGAGGCAGAGGCTCTGAAGCTAAGAACTCAGTCACAGATACAGGCAGACCAAGCCAAGGCGAAGTCTTCCATTGAGATCAAACAGGCTGAAGCACGACAGGACATGGAGATCGATGCAGCGAAAGCTCAAGCAGATTTACAGGCTAAAGTATTAAAGCTAGAGGCTGAGTTGCAGTTGGAGCGAGAGAAGAATCAAGCCAAAATACAAATGGAAGCAATGAAAGATGGATGAGCTTTTAGCATCTATAAGACCTATTAATCCATCTGCCTTTGGCGGTTTGCCACAAGAAAACCAACAAGAGGGTCAAGCACCATTTGACGCAAATCAATATTTAATGCAGAGAATAATGCAAATGAAACAGGGAAAACTTGGTGCGTTGGGCAATGTCATGGCTGCAATGCCACAGCCTAATCAGATGCCAAGTCAAGAAGGAGTAGCCACAGCATGAAATATGGAGCTTTAGATTCTATTCCAAGGCAAACAACTATTGGTGGTCAGCCACATATGTTGGCGTATATCAATCCTGAAGAGGAAAGTCTTATTCAAGACTATAGAGGGAATATTCCTCCTGTTGTTGGTCCNNATGGTGTCCCTGCTTATTTATTTGGTTTTAGTTGGGGTGGTGGAAGNAAATCAACTCCAGNTGCTTCTGACAATAATAAAGATGATAATGATGATAAAGGTTTTTTTGAATCAATTGGATCTAGTATATCAAACGCTATATCTACTGGTGTTACTGCTGTTGGTAATTTTGTAAGTGACGTTGGACAGGCAGCTGTTGATACTGTGGTGGAAGTCGCAACTCTTGGTACTGCTGATACGCAGACTTTTAACGAGGACAAATATAATCTTAATTATGATGCAACTGGTGGGAATACCACAACTGCAACAACAACCACGACAACAGTTCCTGATGTCTTTTACGACATAAATGGCGTTGCTCATGCTACACAAGCTGCAGCTGATGCAGCGAATATTGCTATTAATGCTTCTGGTGGAAGTGTATATCAGGAATATGCAGACTCTATGGCAGAGGCTGGTGTATTAAGTCTTGGTGGTAAGCAAACGCCAGATGAGCCAGATGTTCTTGGTAACACTCCTATTTTGCAATCCACAGGTGGTGGGTTGTATGCTGGTCCAAATATCGATGGTACTTCTGGTTATTATGGTGAAAGTGGATACACAGTTGTCGGTGGTTTAGATCCCAATAGTCCTGCAACAATGTCTACAAACGCTGATGGAACCTTGTTCGTTCCGTATGACGGACAAGATCCAACGACTATAAATGCAGACACGAATTTTTATGGGTCTACTGATCCAAACGCTGCTGATTACAACATGAGCTTAGACTTAGCACAAACTGGGTCTTATGTTGATTTAAGTGGAAATACTGTAACTGGTGACGCATTCACAACAGACCTACCTGTTAATGGTGCAGCAATACTTAACGAGATTGGTAAAGACCACCTGTTAAAAACTGGTGACGATAGCAAGATGATTACCGTGGCAGAGGGTGGTGGTTATACGTTCCTAAATGATGACAAAAAAATTACTGATGACGTTTTTGAAACAGTTGTAAATGAAGCAATAAATGATGGCATCATAGATCCATACGTTGGTGGTGGTGGTGATGAAATTGTCATTGGTGGCGGTATGGATGACTTTGGTGGTGATGGCGGTGGTGATGACGGATTAAGAACACGCCAAGTTCGTGGCACAAGAGATTTAATGGGTGATTTTTATGGTGGTCAATCTGGAGGTCTTTGGAATAGATTTCAAAACAGTTACCTCACAAGATTTAACCAACCGACACAAGGCATTGATGAGATGGTTCGAGTTGTTGAGCAAGAAGATGGCTCAAAACTTTATTATGGTGCAGATGGTGCATTGCTAAATCCTGATGCAGTTGGTCAAATAAGAACAAGTGGAGATCCAACATCACTGAAAATCGGTGAGGAAAATGTCCTACTTGGTACGCAGACATTAAACCCTGATGGAACTGTAAAAGACACGAGCTACACTGACCTGTACGATCCAGAAGTAGACGCAGGTTTATTTAATTATTCATAAGGAGAAAATTATGGCTGAAGAAACAATCGAACAAATGAACAGGCTTTTGGATGGTACTGGTGCAGTCTCTGACATGGAGATGCAAAACATGGCTCCACAAATGCGTCCAGAAGGAATGGGTGCAGTATCTCAGGCAGAGATCGATATGATTACGTCAGCCCAAGAAGGTCTTATGCAGATGGACCCAGAAGGCACAAAAGACATTGTCCAAGGCATGGAGACAACAAAAGCAAGAGTTGCCAAAGGAGCTGGTCTAACTGAGCCTGAGTTTATGGGTATTAAAGAAATTCTAGAAAAAATCGGTGGTGCGTTTAAAGGCATGATGGGTGGTGGAGATACCATGACATATATGGTTGATGGCAACCCAGTGGAAATGACTGAGCGTGAAAGAATGTCAGCTATTAATTCTGGTATGCTTGTTCAGGACATGGGAACTTATCAGGTTGATGATCGCATGGAGCAAATGACGCCAAATACCTACGCAGATAGAGTTGCTAGTGGAGAAATCACTCCAGATGAACTTATGATGGAATCTTCTGGATCTACTATGACTGAAGCTGAGAAAGCCATTCGAGATAATGCAGAGTTCAATCGTAGGGCTCAAGAAGAGCAAGAGCGTATGTTTAACATGAATAACCCACCAGTAATGTCGGGTGAACGCCCACGATTACGTCCAACACAATAGGAGGCTAATATGGCTGAAGTAAATGTAGAAAACATGGAAGAGAACGCAGAACTCTTCATGGAGAAAATGGGCTTTGCTCACGACACTGACGGTCTTGATATGACTGACGATCAGCTCGTAACTTTTTATTGCTATGCCACCATATGCAATATGGCGTTGGTGATGAGTACGAAGAAGAAGAAATGATGGAAGAAGAAATGCACACGATGGATCTGACGTTAAGGTCAAGATCATGAAAGTCGGATCTGGTGATGATGTCCACGCAATGATGAATAAAATTCTGGGAGGCTAATATGCCTTATAGCAAATACTCTCCAAAGCAAAAGAAGTTGGCTGCAGTTGCAGGTAATAAGAAAAAGATAACTGCTGCTGACTTAAAGGCGTTGCGTAAAAAACCTAAGAAGAAAAGAACAGCTTAATGGATTTCTTTACTGCCATTGGTGACTTCCTCTCCAAAGAGGCAGGTCAGTCAAGAAGACAGGCATTAGAAGATTTTTCTAAGAAGTACCTTGATGATCCGTTGGATTATTATTTGGGTCCAACAGGTATCCCAGATAAACTTCGTGCGGTTAATGAATTGTTTAATCCCATAATTCCACTTGAAGATGCCAGTGTATCATTTCAGGAGGGAGATATTGTTGGTGGTCTTACGAATACAGCGTTGGCAGCATTGCCTGTAGCTGGAGCAGTTGCACTAAAGCCAGTCCTGAAGCAAGCACCTGAAGCAGCAAAACTTATTGCTGATAATGCATCTAGGGCAGTACAAGATACTCTCGCAGGGTTTTCTATGGGTGCTTCTGGTGCAGCTAGAGGTGCTCTTGAGTTTGCTGATAGCATCAAAGTTGAACCAAATACATTAGGATCAATGGGCGGTAATATTAGGTATGAACCTAAGAAAAAAGTTGATTTATCTGACGATCTTGTTGAGAGGCTTGGAGAAGAAAACGCACAAGCAATTGCAGACAACATAGCAGCAGTTGGCAATAAAACCAAAAGAGTTGGACAGGATGCAGGTGCAGGTCAGTTAGTATCAAGCTATGCAGACCTACCAGTTATAAATCCCCAAACCCTTGTGGGTTCAACTGTATCAAGCACACAGGCTGACTTAACTCGTGCAGGAAAAGTGTTTGATGAATTTGATGGGGTTAAGTTAGATAAAAGCCAACCACTACTAGGAGGTCCATTCTTTCCTCTCCAAGAGCAATATTTCAAAGAAGGTGTTGGATGGGTAAGCCAAGGACCAAAACAGGCAAGAGAACTTATCGCTCCAGAAAAAGGTGGCACAGCTGCTGACTTTGTTTTTGTGTCAGCAATGGGAGATGCTGCTCACCAAAGTAATGCATCGTTAGTTCAGACAATGATTGAGACAACTAAAGCATTTGCACGAGAAGGAAACATTGGTGGCAATGCACTGTCTGCTATGAACGATGCCATTAGAAATATAGGATTAAATACAAAACAAGATCAGTTAAAATCACTTGCAAAGTTTACGTCTTTTGATGACCCAAACATAGATGATTTTATTAGAAGTTTAAATTTTGAGGCAAGAAGTGCAATTTCTAAAAAGTTAGCAAGTAAAGAGCTTCAGGCAATGGGGGCTCCAAATGTTAGAAGGCTTTTGGATCAGACAATACAACCAGAGTTAGCAGGTCAAAACGTAGGTGATGTTACACTTGTTTTAAAACCTCGCACTGGTGAGGGAGGGTTGTCAGGCTTGCTTGACTTAAAAGAGGCAGGAGTTATGCCTCACCCAAGTTATCGATATGGAGCAGGTCTAGATGTTGTTGGGAGGTTTGCTAACCCTGTATCAAGACCTGCAGCTTTTCCTGACTTCTATCAGGGCAGAGGCACACTAACTGACGTAGAGGCATTAAGTCGTGGTGGCAGAGGTAGGAACGCACCGCTAGATTTTCGTGTACAAGACCAAGCAGCAAGTAAAGACAGAAGATCTTTTGATCTTTCTAATCCTAGACAACTTATTACACCTCAATCGGCTGACATGATAGAGGGTTCTATAGGCTATGCTGCTACATTAAATCCTACAACATCTCGCCTTTTATCTATGGGTAGGCGTGGAGAGTTTGTTGATACTGGGCTTCCAGTCAATCAAGGTGGTGTATCTCCTGCAAAAATTCAAGACGCAATCAACAGAAACGCTGGCGGTGTTTCTCTAGATAAAGTCGATGCACAAGCCATCAAAAAAGGTGACGTAAAATACTTTCAATTAAGTGGCAAGACAGGCGAAGGCAGGGCTGTTCCGACAGATGTATTCTTTGGAATTAAAAAGAACCCTGACTATAGCTGGGTAGATGATTTTAATGGCAATCCGATTAAGACAGGACCAAATGACTTGGCACTTACTGGAGTAGTTGCCAATGAGCTTGCGACAGGTGGAGTATCTATCCCAGTCATTATGGGCAAGGCTCTTGAGGAAGGTGTTACTATACTAGATGCCTTTGCTGTACCATCTGCAAAATACCCTAATGGATTTTTGCCAAGGATATATAAAGACTATGGATTCGAGACTGTAGGCAAGGTTCCCTTCGATAAAGATATATTTCTTGCAGAAAATACAGAAAAACAGTATAATGAGCTGTTATCATACTGGAGAAGCACTGGGTGGGATGAGTCCAGAGGCTTCCCTGACGTTGTAGTGATGAAATGGAGAGGTAATGACAGTGACAGAGCAGGAGCAGCAAAAAGAATACTCTCAGAGAGTTTTGAAGGTTTTGGGTCAGGAAAGAGTAAATTTACCTTCCCAGAAGCAGAGAGCATTTCTGGAGAGGGCGTTCGACAGTCTTCTGGAGGAGGAGGGCTCCCTAGAGAAGATATCAGACCTACAGATACTGGGGGAGTTCGAGAGAATAATGCTACACAGCTCACCAATCGCTCTAGAGGTAGCATAGGGGCATTAGAGAACTTAAACCCAATGCAAAGAGCTAATCTTGGCATACCATAAGGGAGAAAGCGTCTAATGGCTGTAAAGAAAAAACCAAAGAGAGATGCCTGTTACAAAAAGGTAAAGGCTCGTTACACTCGAAATGGTGGAACGTGGCCTTCTGCCTATGGATCTGGAGCTTTGGTTAAATGTCGCAAGGTAGGTGCGAAAAATTGGGGTAAAAAAAGTGCCAAGAAAAAAAAGTAGTGGCAACAGCCTGAAAGACTGGTTTGGTCAGAACAAAGGCAAGGGCTGGGTTGACTGCAAGACTGGCAAGCCTTGTGGACGTAAGTCTAGAACCAAGACCAAGAGAGGCTACCCTGCCTGTAGACCTACGATGGCACAGTGTAAGTCAAAGTCAGCTAAGTCAGCATCTAAGAGTAAGACATCCGCAAAGCGAGTAAACTGGAAGAAACCAAAGAAGAGGAAAGCATAATGGGTATTTCAAATAACGATCCAGATGATTTTGAAGAGCAATGGGAAGAAGATGCTATAGAGCAATCAATCGAAGATGCTGCAATAGAAGCAGACATGGAGCGTCAAGACGCTGAAATTGCAATGGAGAAGCATAATGGCTAAAGGTGTAAAACATTACTTCAAGAACGGCAAAGAGCATAAGGGTGCTACCCATAAAGATGCCAAGGGGCGTGTTATGTCTGGAAAGACACACACTGACTCCAGCAAGTTCCTAGTTCACATGAAGGATCTGTCGGCTACAGCTAAGAAGTTTGCTAAAGCATAATGGCAACCTACAAAGGTAAAAGCGTTAAATTAAATAAGCCTCGCAGGATTGCCAAGGGCGAGACAAGCTATGGCAAGAAGAAGTCTGTGGTATATGTGACAGACGGTGATAAAATTAAACGTGTTACCTTTGGTGACCCTAATATGCGTATTAAGAAAAACCAAAAAGGACGTAGGAAAAATTTCAGAGCAAGACATAATTGTGATGAGCCTGGTCCAAAAACAAAGGCACGATACTGGTCGTGTAAGGCGTGGTGATGAAAAACAAATGGATTTGGATTGGGTTGGGAATAGTAATATTTATTGCTGTTATATCTTACGGAGTAAATAAAACTATGTGTACGCCACCTTGTCTTTAAATGGAGAAGCTAACCTCACACGAAAAAAGTACACTAACTTGGCGTTGGACTGCACTTATATTTTACTTAGTAATTTGCTTTTACGACTTTCTATTTTGTCCAGTGTGGTGGGGATTAAACAGACCAGACATCTCCCAGTTTATGGAGATTATAAATTCAACTAAGGAGCCAATGGTTCAAATGGAATTGATGAAAAAACTAACAGGACAACATGAGCCATTTACACTTCTGGGTGGTGGGTTGTTTCATCTGGCATTTGGAGCAATTCTAACAGGCTCCTCGCTTGCGAATAAAAAGTAGGTAGTAAATGAAATATATAAAAGATATAATAGTATTAGTATTAGTTGTAGGCTTGATGAGCATTNTTGGTTTGATAGTCGTTGATGAATTTAAAATGGCAAATGAACACGGTGGAGCACTAGACGAAAGCATAATTGGNTTACTTCAAATGTCACTAACTGGAGTGATCGGTGTCGTTGGTGGATACATAGGTGGTAAAGGTTAGACATGGCAAGAGCANCAATNAAAAAAGTNGCACAGGCAGAAATTAGAGCTGCTAAAAGTTTCCTAGAGCGTAGGAATATTGATTCAGATGAAATATCTCCCAAGCAATTCGCAAAAGCTGCAAAAGAGCTTGATAAAAGTTTTATTGAGACATTACGATTACTTGCTCGTGAACTATCTGGTGGTCAAGCGTAATGAATAGAAGTAGTTTTGGTCAATTAATGAAAGGAAGGAAGACTATGTACGGCAAAAAGAAACCAATGGGTATGAAGAAAAAACCGATGGGCATGAAGAAAAAGCCTATGGGAGCCAAGAAGAAACCAATGGGAAAAAAGAAAGGATACTAATGTCAGAAGATAAAAAGGATGTAGCTGCTCATGATGTAACCATCCATGTCACTGGCGTTTCTATGTCAGGAGGTGTGAAAGATGACAGTAACGGATCTACTCAATCAGATAAAAAAGAATCTGAAGGAGAGAAGGCTAGAGATAGCTGAAAGTCTGGTTCAAGGTCGGGTGTCCGACTTTGAGTCATATCAGAAGAACGTGGGTATTGCGGAGGGTTTAGAACAAGCCTCTGAGGTTATCAACGAAACATTAAACAAATTAAATGAAGAGGATGAATGACCATGTCTCATCAACATGAATACAAAGACGGATCTACGGATTCAATCGTGACAACTGAGCAATTACCAATTCCATTAAATTGGAAAGTTCTAGTCCAACCCCATCAAGTGCAAATGAAGACAAGAGGTGGATTGCATCTGCCTACAATCTCCAAAGACAATGAGGAGTATTTAACTGCTCATGGTCG